TGTATTTGCTTGATGTTTGTTGGGTTATCGTTAGTATCATATATAAAAAAACTATTTGCTAAAATGTTAAAGGTTGTTCTAGCTGAGCATGTAGTAATAGGTGCCCTCACTACTCTATCGCCTAAATTTTTAAAAAATAAAAAATTACTATTCTGCGAATTATTTATTACTTCACCTACTCCTAGTATCCCTCCTTCTATAGCGTTCATTAGGATACTAGCACTAAAATTTATATTTTTAGATAATTGGTAAAATTCGTTGTCAATATCTCGTGGATTAATAACTTTTCCTTTATCTCTAAGAACTTGAAAAGCTATTTTATTTCTAAAGTATTTCTGCATTATCTATCTTATCCTGTATTTTTTTACTAAAAAACGTTTTATCTATTATCCCATTTTCTATATGGTCGACTGTTATTGTACACCTATTATTTACATAGCTAACACCTCTTGAGGCAGTTGAAAATAGCATATACGGATGGTAATATTTGTCTTGTTTTTCGTTTTCAGGAGTAGCTAACTTCTCATTTTGATAAGGAATACAATTTATTCTTTCTTGCCCTCTGCTGTCCATATCTTGTCCAGATATTCCAATGCACTTATCGGCAAAACATCTAGCTGGTAAGTGCATAGAGGTGCCATATATCTCATTTGGAGTTAGCGTTAAGAAAAGAGTTGACAATGTATCGTCCGCTAACATAAATTCAGTTGCATAATCATCGCTTGAGGATACGTCTTGTTTTATCATGATTGCCCTATTCCATCTAAAATATTGATAATTATTTCCATTTTTGTATAATTGTCTAAAACCGCTTTGCCAATTCAAGGATATTTTGTCTGTAGGTAAAGGAAATTTGTAAACAGGTGAATTGCCAAACGTCAGACTGGGTATAGTAAAAATCATATTATAGTTTTCCATTTTTACTGGACGGTTTGCATTAGAAAATTCATTTGTTATTGAGCCTTGTTTTATACACCTAGATGGTATAGTTTTTGATAGTGTAAAATATGCCGATATGCCGTCATCCACATCTAGAATTAGCTCAGTTAAATCATTATATTCTTTAAGTTTTTTTTCAAAAATATTGTCTTGAATATTTGCCCAACTTGTTAAATTGACTCTAGTAATAGTATTGTCTTCAAAATAATCATTACTTATTTCATCAACTATAAGAGCAACATTATTATTGTCAAAAGAAATGTTATTTTTTGATTGAACGAGTCCCTCTTTTATAAAATCTAAAGGCAAAAATTTTAAATTGCTTTCATTTGCCTCTTGTCCAACAATTGCCAAATTGCAATTAGGAGCATTTATCGTATTTAAAGCAATAGGTCTCTCTTCTATTGCTCTCCAGCTAAGATTACCAACCTCATTTTCATACAAATATTTTCCTATATTAGCTTGGGTAGCATCAGGCTTGATAAAGTTATTTGCCAAGGTTGCAATGCTTGGTATTATTTTTGTATTTAGATAAATAGCTAATGCATTAAAATCAAAATCCAATTGCTCTGCGTCAATAAAATTTTTGCTTGTAAGTCTATTTGGGATTCTTACTAAAGGTTCTATTGCCATACTTCCTAATTTACTAAATTAACGCTATAAAATTGAAGCCCTTTGTTTGTAACGCCTTCCAGTGTTAATTTGACAGACTTAAAAGTAAAAACACTGTTTTTTAACAACTCTAAGGAATTTTTTATAGCAGCACAATAGTAGTTAGAGTGATTGCCTTGAAGAAATGCTATCCCTTCTCCGTCATCTGCTACATCAGGTAAATTATACAAAGATGCTCTCTGATTGATATTTATTGTTGATAACATATTAGCCGTATTATTCATATTAAAATTTATTGTAGCATTTATTCTAGCCTCCCCTAAACTAAATGCGTTTACAAACAATCTTGAGGCTCTAACGGGACTTTGCAGCTCTAGCCAATTCCAACCAACTTGCCAAGGTACGCTGTCTATCTTATACTCGAGATATGATCTTGTTTTTCTTTTGTCTGCGTATACTAACAGTTCGCCTTCATTACCGCCTAAATACAGATTTAAGTCTACTAAATTTTGCTCTATTGCAATGCAGTCATTGAAGCTACCAGTAAATGTCCCCCACGAATGTATACCATTTGCTTGATAGATATAGCAAATATAATTTAACCTAAAGCCAAAAAATCCGCCATAATTGTATTTAAACGCTCTAATATCTCTATACTCGCTTTCTGATTGAATAGAGTTTATTTGTTCTTTTGTTTTATCCCAAATTTCTCGTGAAATTTCGCTGTTAAAAATTAAATTATTAAATCCATCTATTGAAATTGTTCCAATTCCTGTATCTGATAAAAATAATAAAATGCCTGGCAACTCTATTATAGCACGTTTATGAAAAAGTCCTATATTCTCAATCTTTTGTAAAGCGAACTCGGATATATTAATGTTTCTAGCGTCATCATTCTCGGTAGGGTCTGCGTTGTTCCATACTTGTATCTTTTTCCTTCCCATAAATAAAGTTCTCCCTTCCCACGATTTGATAGTTTCTATATTATCGTTTGAATCAGAATTAGAAGCGGTTTGAATAAAAGGTAATAATCCGCTAGCTGTAAACCATTCATCTAGAGTTTTTGATTTATTGGAGTAATAAACTAGCATTTGCCTACCCTCTTTCCTAAAAGTATCCTTGCTAGACCTCCCCTCAGGCAATCCCCATAATCTATCATTTACAACGCACACTTCGCTAAAATGAGGTAAAGATTTTCTATACAAAACCTCACCTTTTGTTATTTCAAGAGGTAGAGGTTGAGTCGTTACATCTAAAGTTAATGTACACGATGTCCCTGCAAAATTTACTGCTAAAATTTTAAACTCGGCTCTAACCAAGCCTGCGGAAGCGGATAAAATCACCCATTCGTTTACTTTTAAACATTCTCTCAACTCTGCTTCAAAAGCTTGGTTAAAATAAACGAGTATAGAATTATTAGAAGTTTTTGCAATGTCTTGAGTCCTTGGAACTGGTACATACGATTTAAGCTCCTTAAAAGTACCATCGTAACTAAAAACAGGATCAATCCCATTAAAAATAATTAACGTATTTTTATAATTAATAGACCCCGGTATTACCCCAGAGTCTAAATCATTTTTTAATACTTCAGGCTCTATCTCTATATCGTCTTGGTTGGGTAACAGAGCAAGTAACGCTCTTTCATAAAGCAATTCATAATTATTATTATCCAAACAGTCAAAGTTATCATTTATATCAAAATTTATCTCGTTCTCACCTATCGTTAATCTTGATATTTTTGTAAAAAATGGCGGCTTGTAATCAGGATTTAAATTTTTGATATAAATTTTTAAATCAATATAAAATTTATTTTTAATATCAATCTTTTGTTGGGCTGAAAGTCTTGAAATATCTATTAAAAAATTTATTCCATTTTGTATTTGGTTTACCGTTATTTCATTTGCTTGTATCAGTGGCACTTTAACGTAGTAACATTGATATAGTATAGTTCGTGCCGTGCCTTGGGTGGTAACATAATTTGAAATCATTTTAACGTCTCCAAAAAATATATTACTCCCTTGAGGAGGAATTAGCTTATGTTTTAATACTACGCCGTACCTTACGCTTAATTGATTAGGGCTATTGATAATAATATTTTGCAAATACGATGCATAGCTAGGGTCATTTTGCACAAGACTCATCCCTTTTGATGGTATCGGAATCTGTGTATTTGTGTTGTATCCATTGAAACTCATTAAAAAATACCTCTTATTTTTTACTTGAGGTGTAGTAACCGTCTAAATATCTGATTTTTTCGTTGTAAGCTTGTTGCCACTCCCTAAATTTTGGATTAGTGCCGTCAAGCGTGCTATGATGATACAATAAAGCCTTGGCTAAGAGTGCATCAAAGAATACATTTTGGTAAGGTATTATAGACGTTTCAATGTCGTTTTCATCTTCTAATACAAGTTTTTTTGGCTCAGGAATAATAACTATGGTACATACATATCTTTGAGTCTCTATTCCTTCTTCATTAGTATAAGTCTGTAAAAATGGTTTGCTTGACAAATACGTTTTACCTGCGTGCATGATAAAATCATTTTTTTTATCATGCAAATAACGTGAATTAAACAAGTTTTGCTCTATATTCAGTAATGTATCACTGTACACACTTTTTAATTTTAAAATACCATCTCTATTAATCGAGAAAGTCTGTGTATTAATGTCATCCCAAAATATTTGAGCCATAGTCTCAAAATCTGGAATGTGCCAATACCTTTTGTATATTTCATAGTGAGCTAGATTCAGAGATTTTAACAATGCATCTATTCTCTCATCGTCATTCAAACTAGACGATGTAAAGGTAAATGTGTTTAAGTATTGTATAGCCTCTGATACTAACATATATAAAACTATTCTGAGGTCAAAAGTTGTAAAACTATATAATTATCTACCAGAAGTGAACGCATCATTGCTCTAGACATAAAGCCAGCCGCTTGACCTGCATCTGCAGGAACAGATATTTTTATAGTAATTTTTTCTCTATCTGATTGTATGGCGTCAATAATTCTTACAGGAACTTTATCGGCTGAAGTATTTCCCGTTGGTGCAACGGCATAGTGAGGTGATGCTGATATAAAATCAAAATCTCCTGCGGCTGGATTGGCTTTTTTATAACCCAAAACAGACACGCCATATAGCTCTTGAGTACCGCCAATATCAATAGCTGAAAAAGGAATTTTTATATATGTTATTCCTGCAGCGTTAGCGTCTACTATATCTTGGTCTTTAATCGGGACTTTTATTATGCTAGTCATAACTGAGATTCTTTTTATCGAATCTACTGCTACCACTCTGTTTAATAAATTACCAGCCGCAACATTAGTCTTTGCATAGCTACCCGCTGCAATATCTCTTGTTGAACCAACCCATAAAGGGGATTGATTACCTGTCGCTGGTGCTGCGTCGTTTGTTGCGACAACTGGTAATGTTGTTGTTGTATCTTTTACAAAAAAAACTGTCATTTGTTTTATCCTATATTAAATTAATTATGCTAAATTTTGTGGCGATAGTGTGAATGAGTGAACTAATCCTCTATCTACCAATGAGTTTGGTTTATTGATATTCTTTGCTTTAAATCTAATCGGTTTATAACCAGTCATCTCATCGTAAAAAATTTCAAAAGTATCTTGGTTATAATTAGTTTCGGTTTTCCAATCGGCAATTTCCATGGTTGGCGAATCAATCTGAACGATTGCTTGTTTGCCCATCAGTACAGAGTAATTGATTTTAGCTCCTGCTCCTGTTGTTGTTGTAGGAGTAGTAAATTGCATTTGACTTAATAAGTCTGATACATAAACATCAGTATTACCAATTTGCATAACAAAATTTGAACCATTGTATAAAGAAGGTTGTCCCACTACTTCTCTAAATGCTCTATTTATTTGTTGTTGATACTCACTTGTTCTACGTAAACCTTCAAAGGCATCTCGTGAAATAAATATTACATAACCCATTGCTGGAGTATTATTGAAACTAGTTGTTATAAGAGGATATACAGAATCTTCAGTTCCAGTTATTCTTGAGCCAATACGTGCTAGTTCAATCATTCTTTGTAAGTGAGATACTGTTAAAATAGCTGAATCTCTATCGTTTATATTGGCCGCTGTTTCATTTCCAAACAAGCCAGCATTAGCTATTTGAGTTGCTATAGTGGCTCCTCCTCCTCCTATAGGAGCAGTAATAAGCAACTGGTCGCCACCAAACACGCACCTATCAAAAGAAACAACGTCTCCTGCAGCATTAGGAGTATCTACGCCACACACAGGAATATAAGCTGGTACATTTTGTTGAAATGGTATTGTTCCTTCTATTATGTAATTTGTATAATAGAATTCATCTGTTTTTAATTCGTTTACATTTGGTTTATTTGCATAATAAAGGGCGTTTTGTGCAAAGCATTTAGCAAATTGATTATAAACTTGGCTAATATGCATTTGAGCTATTCCATTTTTTAGATTAGCGTACATTTGAGATATAAAATCCATCCCAAGTTGTGGTTTTACATATCTGTGGTCGTAAGTCATCATTTTTAACTTTACGAATGATTGTTTTACATTCATAGAGTCAACTGAAGGAGCTACACCCTTATTTGTAGTATCTGTGCCTCTAAAATAAGGTTGTAAGTTCTCATAATTCAATTTTGGAATTACTAACTCTGTGCTGTCTATTGACTGTTTTACTGTTATAGCGCTTTCCGCTTTTGTACCTCTCAAGAAATAGAAAGGGTCGTTCATTTTGAGATGGTCTATTATCTCGTTTTTGTATACTTCGCCATGAGTACGTAAAAATAATTCTTTTATTTGCTCTAGCTGTAAATTGGGTATGTGTTTTGACATGTTAATTTATTAATTGATTAAAAATAAAACGTTTTTTAACTAACTAACAAGGAAACTAAATCAAAAATGTTAGGAGTTGCGAGGCAAGGCTAACAAGATTAATAAAAAGTGCTTATTCTGCTAATTTTTGAGATTGTTATGTCTCTATACTAACAGAATAATAAATATATATTATATTGTCAATATTTGTTATCTACCAAACCAACCTAAACTAGCACCAGTTGTATTTTGTTTTAAATTGTTATTTGAGGTTGATTTTAAAGATGCTATAGACGATGTCCCCCTTTTCTCTAAATCTTGTTTTAAGCTTTTATTTTCTTGTTCGAGTTTTTCTATAGTTTTAGTTAATGAATTAATATATTGAGTTGCATTGCCGTGCTTTTTGATTGGTGATACTACATTTTGTATATAATCTCCGCCTTCCTCAGCCATGAAATCAATAATATCTGCAATGTTATTTGTTTTTAACATTACTAAATACTCTTTTTGTTTTTCTTCTGAGCTTTTATTAAATAATTGATAAAACGCATCTATTTTATCTTTTAGCTCATTGTCTTTTCTGAATTCTGAGTAATCATCTATTTTTGCTTTTATTTTAGCGTCTATTTCTTTTAACAGCTTTTCTTCTTCTGTTGTTTCTAGTTCTTCAGTTATTTTTTTTGCAATATCTTCAACGTCTGATAAATCTATATCGTCAGTAGTTAAAATGCGTTTACCATCATTAATTTTTGATGTTAATGCGTCAAATTTTGCTTTTAACTCTATGTCATCGTCTATATCTGCACCGCCTAAATATTCCCTCAGTGTCAAAATGTCAGCTTCTATATCATTGAGTTGACCGTTTGCGTACAAAGTTTTATTTTTTGTTTTTTGAAACGCTTTACGTGTATCTAAATAACGTTTTTCAAAATTGTTAGTCTCTACTTTTTTTTCCTCTTGTGCGGTCTCTTGTTTTTGTTCTGTTGCTACATCAAGTTTTTGTTCGCTAGGTTTACTAGGCTCTTTTTTTTCTTGTGGTGGAGTAGTATGTCCAAACCAGCTAGATGGTTGAGATGGCTGAGTATTTACATTAGTTGCGTTTTCTACATTTTCTATATTCTCTACTGTCATATTCTTACCTTTTTTAATTAGCTTGTTGTTGGGTTTGTTGTTGTGTCATTTGTTGTAACTGAGCGTTTTGGTCTTGCCATGGATTTACTCCTTGGCTTCTCATGAGTTGCTTTGATAAATATACTTTATATTCTTCTGATATATCGTAAGCCGTCTGCTCTGAAAGTCCTAACCTTTCCATTGCTGAGGGTGTAGTTAATATATAGTCTTTGTTTGGGTCTTGTAAAATTGATAAATATATTGATTTTTCCTCTTCTACTGTAGTGCTAAAATTAGTTGTAGGCTCAGGTATAACTTGAAAATCTAATAATGATATTTCCTCAGTTAAGACGGATACTTTCGCTTGACCTTTTTTGTAAAACTGTATAATCTCTTCAAATTCTTTAATTCCCTTGAGTGTATCAAGCATCAATTGACCCTCTGAAATAACTGATTGTCTTAATTCACGCATAATTGAACTAGACGCATTTATAGTCAATTGGGCTCTATTCATGATAGCTACACCAGACGTTGCATTGGTTTGCATTCCCTCGTAATCATCAAAGATACCAGTTACTCTTTGCAATTCATCTTGCAAATACTTTATGTAATTTAAATAACCATCAACCACATTTTGAGAAGACGATACTATTTTTATTTTCTCGGGGTCAGTTAAAAGTAGCAACCCATTTTTTTTGTTTCTCTCTACTGCATATGCTTCAGATAATACGTCAGGGTCTTGACCTACCGCAGTTGTCGCCATCATTAATTGAGCGTCCCTAAACTGTACATACTCAGTAATAGTTTGATTCAACATATCTTGAATAGGTAAAGCTTCTCTCATTAAGCCTACTGGTTCTCCTTCGTTATTGTCATAAAACATAAAAGTGTAAGGGAAATACTTTTGATTAGGGACTTGTTCGGCGATTGGGTCATTTTCAAACAAGATATTATTAGTGAAAACTGAACGCCAAATAATAGTGCCTTCGTTTTCTTCTATTGGTCTAAATCTACCTTCCTCATCTTTACTATACTTTTCTGCAATATCTTTATGAAAAGTTTTAAACGTATGTATAACATTATCGTCTTCATCTTGTAATAATGCTGTGCCTGTATAATACTTTTGTCTCTTTTTTTGGTATATCTCAGCAACCCTAATTGAATTGCCGTTTACAGTCCAGTTTTGAGATGGTATGTTGTACCATTCTGAGATATTGGGCGGTGCATTTTTTTGTTCTTCTTGGATTAGCTCGTTAATTTCTTTTTCCTTGTCAGGATAAAGCAACAACAAATCGTCTCTATGTACAAATCTTACTCTCATCAAGATTTTTTGATTCTCAAATCTTGACGTTAGGTCGTCTGGATCCCAAAACATCTCTCTAGGGTCAATGTATTCATAAACAAATTTATCTTTTTCTCTTCTGAACGTGCTACACCCTATACCTCCCAACAATGCATCTTTTGCTTTTAGCTGAGAGTATAATTGATGATTGCTTTGAGTCTGTTGGTTTAATGCCCATTGTTTAATATCTTCTGCAATTTTTTTATGTACTTTCATAGAAGAAAGCGGAATAAAACCACTTCTAAAAGAGTTTTTATTCAATATGCTTAAAATCTTTTTTGTTTTATAGTTAATAGCATTTATTGTTTTGCAGCTCCAGCCATATTGACCTTCGAGTCTATCTAGAGTTTCTTTATCCCATTGAATCCCAAAATAGTAATTCAATATTCTTGTATAATTGCTTAGCCATTTTTGGCGGCTTTGAGAATTTACTAAATAATTATACTTATCTAATAGCTGAGTTATTATAGCTTGTTCTGTATTCTTCATGATTCTAAATAACGTTCACCTTGGATTATATAACTAAATCTTTCATCATAATTTGACGTCCAAATATACAATGAAAAATCTTTTTTTACTTTTAATGAAGATAAAATATAGTCTTCATTAGGTAATATGAGCTTATTATAACATAAATAGCCATGATTTAACTGAGTATCAACTAACCTTTTTAAATAGATAAAAAGCCTTATATTTTTACCATTTACATTATCAAAAGTGGCGGTAATATTTGTTATAGTTAAAAATGTTAATGTAGTATCTGTGTTTGCAGTAAAAATTAATGAATCTGAATTGTCTACGCTTCCACCTGATAACACATTGCATAACAAGAAGTCGTCAATGAATGGATTATTAGGGGTAGTCATCGTAGAAAATGAATCATTAAACATTTTCTACTTTTGCTTGTTCTTGATTAGCTGTATTGTCAATCAAGCTAATTAATTGCCAAAAGTCTACTATTTCTTTTGCCATTTTTTTTAAACTATTGACTTGCTTTTCGTCTAATTTTTTCGCTAAAAAATCGCCCATCAAATTATTAATTGAACTTGAATTAATTTGACATAATGCTAAGCTCATCATTATGTTTTTGTTTTGTTCGATATTTTGGTCTAAGTTAGTGTTTTCCATAATATTACTCCTTGTTATTCTTCGTATACTCTGCTATCAATTCTTTTAGTTTGCTTGTGTGAGTTGCTATGTTCTCAATTGAGCTAACTAAATCTTTCAACTTCTCGTTTAATTCTTCTTTGCTAGCCCATTCTCTATTTTGTGCAAACAATTCATATGCAGTATTTATACATTTTCTATTAACTTCTATTTCTATTGATGAAATATTTTTTAATATTTCTAAGTCTTGTTTTGTTTTCATTTAGATAATAATATATGTATTAATTATTATAATAATATAACAAATATTTATTATTTATTCAAGTTCAACTGTAGACGTTGTAAAAACTGGTGAATAAAAATCTTCTTTTATTGTCTCTATTTCTACATTTGATTGAATAAAAGTTATTGTTGCTGTACCACTGCATTTACCTCCAAATGGATTAACTAAATATATCTCGGAGGTTGTCTCTGAAATTACTTTAGGTAAAATTTGGGGAGTGATGCCTTCTTTTATATACCAACTTATACTACTTATAAAAGGAGTATACCCTAGGTCTTCATATGTATATACTATTGTTGAAGTGTTACGAAAATTTGATTTTGTTGCTGTTAATATATCGTCTGTAGTTTTTACTTCTCCTGCGGGCAATCCTCCTATCTCTTCTATATATATTGTGCCTGTTCTTTTTTTCATATTTTTATTATTATTATAGCTTAAGTTGTAGGTTTTTGAAATGTTATTATTAATGTTCCAGCCGTAGAAACTGTAGTATTAAATTTTTCTAAACGTATTGTACATGTAGTACTTGTAGCAACTACACTTTGAATCGGTGTCCATATATCGTTTATAAATCCTGTTCCTGTCCTTGTGTCTCTCCAGACTATACCTGTAATCAATGGAATATATCCCAAATTTGCATAAGTAAAAGTTATGTCGGACTCTTGGCCTGTAGGATTAGTTTTGGTTGCTGTTAAAATCGACCCTGTGCATGTTAATGCACCAGTTGGCGAGCCACCAATATCATTTACAAATATTGTACCATTTCTTGGTATATTTGCTATAGCGTTTTTAAATGTTAAATTATCTACAGCGTCAGAATCGTTTGCGGGAGCTACTAGTCCAGTAATCGTTCGTGTCCCCACGTTAAAAGTGCTACCAGTTACTAAAATTGTACTATTTAATATGCTAGTACCTACACTATTACCCCATAGCGCTAATGCGTTTATTGTAGTAGATGATGCTCCCGTTACGTTACCTCCACCTGTTGGCGTTACCCACGTTGCATTGCCTCCGCTTGCCGTCAAAACTTGTCCATCTGTAGAAGAGATAGGGACTGATGAAACTGTAGAATTTGTCTTTATCAATAATCCATTTGTGCCTAATAATACTAACGATTGTAGCAAATTAGATAGTATAATGCTAATTGTACCTGTAGTGGTTACTGGTGAGCCACTAACAGATAGTCCCACTGAACCACTAACCCCCACAGATGAAAGCCTATCAATAAAAGCAAAATTATTACTTTGAACAGCTAACACTTGACCCTCTGTCCCTATTGGTACAGTTGCACTGCCAGTTGTAGTTTTTGCTATTAACCCATTGCTAGCTAATGCATGTAGACTCTGTAAAAAACTGCTCAAGTTTACTGATATTGTGCCGTTTTGTGTTACTGGTGAGCCTGATATTGATAGCCCATCTGTTGTAGTTGATAAGCCCACGCTTGTAACAGTTTGAGGGTCTTTAAACTTAGGATTACCTGTCGCTGAATCAATTGTTAAAATTTGATTAGGCGTCCCAGCTGTAGCAACTGAGTACCCATCGCTTACATTTTTTAAGACTACGCCAGCAATCGTCTCATTCGTATTGTATGGTGATGCTAATGTTGCTAGGCTTTTAAGATTATTATTTAAATCAGTTGTTAAACTATTTGTTCCACCACTAGTTGAATTGTTTACTACTAAACCATCACTTGAAGTTGAATAGTTGATTGCTGTAACAACTCCGCCATTATTCAAATAACCTTTCGTAACGAAATCACTATTAATAGCGGGGTCTGCTCCACTGACTCTATTTGTTTTAAAATCAAACCTTGAACTACTATTGTTATAATCAAAAAGTGTAGTTGTTACACCACTAATAAGTTTTTGAAACTTAAAAGTAGGTATTTGCCCATAATCGTTCTCTGAAGAAAAAATATAACCTTGGCCTTGAACATTATAAAGCCCAAAACTCATAGCCGTAGTCTCTCCTACTACAGGCTGAAAATTGTTTTGTAGCCAAAAGGTTTTTTTTAGCTCGTTGTAAAATGGAAATCCTGCAAAATTTATCATATTTTTATCCTGCTATTATGTAATCATTTGTACTAGTTGAATATACTAGTTTTTTAGCACTATTTACCCATAGTACCCCTGTATTTGATGGTATTGTCAGTGGTGTAGCTCCTGCAGTAAAATACATAGGAGCCTTTAATACCAAGTTCTTATCAATATTTATCCATGAGCCATTAGTGCCAATTGTCATATCTCCGTTACTAGATATAGTATTACCTGAAAAACTAAAATTGCCTACTGATGGCGGCGTTGTTCCGCTGGATGCAACGGTTATTCTACCATATGCATCAATAGTAATATTAGCGTTGGTATATGTACCTGTTGAGCCTAAAGTTGGCAAGCTAATTGTTCCTGTATTTGTTATTGTACCTCCACTTAATCCGTTGCCAGCAGTTATTGAACGTACAACATTGCCCCAACTCAATATCCCTGTTCCATCTGTCAATAAGCCTTGGTTATTAGTACCCATATTTGAAGGTACTGTATAATTAGTTATTGTTGCAAGACTTGCTGAAACTTTAAGGCCAAAATAATACAAATTATTTGATGAATATACACGAAAAGTTGACTCATTCATTATATACAAATCTGTATTAACTTTAACGGTCGATACTGGATTTAGTATTAAATCGTTAGAGGTAGTACTAAGTGTAGTGCCTGCAACTTGTAAATTACTTTCCGTAACTGCTGTAATTCTACCTTTTTGGTCTACTTGTAAACTAGCAAGTAATTTATTTGAATTGATTGCATTTGCTAAAATAGTGCTTAGGCCTACAACTGGATTTTGTCCACCAGTTGACGTTATCTCTCCGCTCGTGCCAGTTACAGATTGTACCCCCCCGCTAGCAACTGATTGCCATTTTAATATATTTGTACCATCGTTGTACAAGTACCCAATAGCTCCTGTAGGGAATGTTAAACTTTGATTCTCTGTTAAGTTTGCTACATTTAACCCCATTGTAAACTCGTTATTTTTAAGTTTAAAGCAGTTATTTTTCACAATGAAATCTGTTGTAGTAAAGCTCGCTATATTTGTTACATTGTTATTTAGCAATGAATTAATGTTAAGCTGAGGGTTTTTATTATTTTCTGTTATGTTCTCAATGTAAAATCCGTTATCATTTCTATTGAGAAAATTTAAGGATGCTATCGATGAATAATCTGCGTTCTCTTTAAATGAAGTTTTGATTTTTACTGCATTAACTCTACTAGAAGATACAAAACCATCAAAAATTGCAGGGCTATTTGTAAAAACTTTATAAACTAGTTCTATCTCCTCAGGCTCAGTTAAGCCTACAGACCCTTCAACTTCTAGACGTATTGTTTTATTTTTTGTTATAGGGTCAACAATAACAGTTTTTTTGAGTGGTGTAACGGCTTCAATGGTCGACCAGCTCAATTTTGCTCTAGGTAAAATCGGGTCAGCGTTTAAACTTCTGCCCATTCTAGCTAATGGCGGTTGTACGCCTACGGATACAGCCACAATGTCAGCGTCCCCAAAAGGCTCAGCATCAGGAAGTTCTATTGAATAGTTGTGGTCGATGTCAAAAGGGGCTTCCATTTCTATAAAGTTGTCAGAAATAGACGATAAATCATCAAACCTAAAACTTCTACCACTAATATCCCCGTCAGCTGATATGTCGCCAAATGATGATATGTCGCCGTCAGCTGATATGTCTCCTTGAGATGAAATGTTGCCCTCAGAGTTTATGCTTCCTTGGGTTGATAAATCGCCTTGAGATGATACGTCTCCTCCAAAATCAGCGTTTCCGTCTAAATCAAAATTGCCAGGAGCTTTGATGTCTCCTGTTACTGGATTAACTGATACTGGTGTATTGACAACTCCCCCAAGAGGCACTCCGGGTACAGGAGCAAAGACAGGCAAGGGAAATGGAATCCCTATTGGTATAGGTATTGGTGAAGGCGTAAATACAGGTGAGGGCTTATCAGGGTCAGTTGGCGGAGTACTTGGCGTATACCAATACAATTGGTTACTATCGAGATAACTTTTAGTTGCTAAAACTTGTGTAGGCATCCCTGCGTTGACAGGCATTTTGTACATTATGCTAGGAGTTTCAAGGTAAGACGGCATCTTGAAACCAGTTTGCATTCCTGTTGCAAACTCTTTCACGCAAATAGAGAATGAGCTTATATTCCCTAGAAAATCCGCTGTCGCTTTCGATTGTTTAATTTTTCTTTCTGTAACTTTTTGGGTGTCGGGGTCTACCGTGTAATCAAAAACAGCTATTGAGTTTATTTCGGTTGTGTCAGGTGAAGTTGGGCGTTTTGATATCTTCTCTGCAAAATGATTATAGCTTACATAATCCGCCCCTTCACTATCTTTGCTTGCAATAGATAGCTCTCCGCTTGTTGTCCCAGAAATAGAGGTTTTTAAAACACCATTACCCAAAGGGAAAAGAGATTGAGAGTTTGGTAAAAATATATCAGGGCTTTTAATAATGTAAGGTTTTAGCGTTAAGGCAAGCGTTGTGCCTTTTAAAAGTTCAATTTCTGTTTGAGCTTCTAATAAACTCAAATTCATTAAATTTACAAATGCTTGTAAATCACCAAAATCAATCTCTAAGTTTGTTAAATCATCTGTAGCAGCTGGTTCATTGTTAGAATTTCCACGGATTATATCTCTTTCATTCAAATTGGGTAACTGTGTAAATCGTGCAAGTTTACCAGTTTTTGGGCTTATGAATTTGAAAAGTCTATTGTAATAATCCATTTCTTGCTAAGAATCATTGTTTTTTATTCTTATTTCGTGCTAACATAATGTAGTTTTGTTGTAAGTTCGCTTAATTCTTGAATCTTTAAATTGCGTGTTTTATTAACATAATTTAAACATTCGTTTAACTCATAGTAAATTTCGCCAGTTGTTTTTAGTCCTTCCAAATCTTCTTCGCTTTCAGATATCAAACGAGAAGAGCGAAAAGTTGAAAGCAAAGATATTAAAATCATTGTTTGATTTTTTATCAATGCTAATTCGTCTATTATTTCTCTTAATTCTTTTTCATTCATATTATTCTTTCTAATATCTTTTTACAACTACATTATTGCTAAATGTTACTTTACTTACTAATATAGCATCTTCTAGAGCATACCGCAACGCATCAATGCAATGATTCCATTTGTCCTCAGGTTTAATCGTTATTTGCTCGCTTCTATCGTCTACTTCATAGCTATATCTTGAAAACTCTTGAGCTACATGTGTACAACGACTATGAATATATATTTTTTTGAACGCTTTTATATACTCAATCCCTGCTTCAACTGAGCCTTTCGGTTTTCTTGCTCCAATTGCAGGGTAACCATGTCTATTCAAGTAATCAATTCTTACGGGGTCTGCTGAATCACACTTCATTACATACCTGCCATGTTTCTTGTAATCAGGCAAATAGCACTCAAGAAAACTGCCCGTATGGTCTAGTGCAAGTTCGTGCTTTACAAATTCATGAGTAATATATAAGCAATCGTCATCAACGTAGCATCTTATAGCCGCCAAAGGGTCAACGGAAAAGCCCCAATCTAAGCCAAAAAACAAGTGCATGTTTGGTTTTTCTTCAAAGTCCCTCACCACAAATTTGCCTTTGAATATTTGCGACTCTGAAACTGTACGCAAGCCCCCTAGATAAATATGCTCGTATTTTTCATAGTCGTATTCCTTCAGGTAATTAATTGAGTCTAACACGAACTCATCTATGTAAGGGTTATCAAGATAATTAGCTTTTAAAACAAGCGAGCTGTTAGGTTGATTAAGTATAAAATGCTTATAAATAAAATCCGTTTCATATTTTGGATTGAACGTAAATATCATTTGAGCCTGCGACTCTGCGTCAACTGCTCTAGCTCGAACTGTCGGCTCTATCAACATAAACTCGCTTTCTGTCATGCTATCAGATTCTTCAATCCAAACTCTGAATAAATCCGTCATCGACTTCAGGTTTTCAATGTTGAATTTGAACCCTTTGAAATAAAATATTGTATTAGTAAATTTATTAACTATTGTATCACGATTAATAATAAAGCAATTGATTAGACCTAGCTTGTTAATTGTTTTAACGACTTGTGCGTGTTGTGATGCGTCTGTTGCATCTTTAAATTTTCTTGCGCATAAGATAATATTCGTGGGGTCTCCTTTTATGAAACTGTCCAGTACAAGTTTTTCTGAAATTACCGTACTTCTCCCTGTGTTCCTACCCCCACAACATACTAGAAATCTGTAGTTTTTTTTAAATATGTCCCTAGCCCAAGGAATAGGTTTATAGTTACTTATTGCATTTTCTATTTCACTTTCGCTAAATCTAATCGACTGAATCTTTCTTCTCTTCTTCGTCATCTTTCAATCTTTGCATTGCTCGTTTGTAAATCTCATTTATAGCTTGATTATTTCTTGGTCTATAGTTTTCCAAGTCTTCTTCTTCTATGAAGTTGTATAAATTCGTATGCTTCTTTAATGCGTCTATCGCTTTTACGTCCCCAGCTTTTGCTCTTTCGTACAATGTATCGTTTATTTCTTCAATGCTCAATGCTTGTGCTTTTCTATAAATCTTGAACAAATGATAGTTGTCTGTCAAGAATTCGTTTATATCTTCAATTCCTATTTTATCAGCTACGAGATTTAATGAAATTCCCAACTTCCCAGCTTTCTCAAATTCTTCTTTTAGCTGCTGTCCCGTCAGTCCAAAAGCTAGCATTGTTGTCATTTTCCGTTGAAATCCACATCTACGTTAAAATTTTTTTCTATCACGTTTTCTATAGCTTCTTCAATCTCATTGTTCTTGCCTAGAAATTTCACGCTTATTAACAATGCAATAATCAATATTGCTAATATTATATATTTTATCATGTTCTTGCCCATTTTGTAACAATAGCAAAAATGGAGGAGGAGTCATGAATAAAAGTGCTATTGTTACATGTACAATTAATAACAATACAGCAAAAGTGATTACGTTGCAAGAGAAATACGACAAAAACTTACTTACAACTTCGTAGCATTGTAACGTTTATCATAATTATTAAACAACTAGTAGTAATTATTTTTTTATTAACAATATAATAAATTATGTTAATTTTACAATGTTACATCAGAACACTTATAGCAATAATTTTTGTATATCAACTGTACATCTATTATTATAACATTATTATTTTTAGTATGTCAAGTAGTGTTTTTGCAATTGTATATAGTTTGTATGTGAAAAATGTTATAATTGTATATAGATTGCTAAAATTTTGCTAATAAACATAGAAAACATTACCATCTACATTACCATCTTTTTTGCGTCTTCCGTGGCTCTGTCTTGCGGGTTTCGGGCATGAAAATTACCACATTACCATCTATAGCTAGAAAATATATATAAAATATATATATAGGGGGTATATTATATTCTCTTATAATAGTAAATATATAGTAATGATAGTAATGTATATTATATATATCTTCTATTCTTAGCCAAAAACTTATCATTGCTAACTACTTGCTAACTACTTGCTAACATTACCATCTTGACATTCACTAAAAATAATATATACACTATCATTGTTAGCTAAATTAATAACAAAACATATATAAACAATAAATAAAAATTAATAGTTGACATGCTAAAAATAATAATGTAATAATATTAATATAACTAAAAATAAAAAATGGAGATTTAACTATGACTAATACAACTAACACACAAATAACGAGAAAAAATTTGCTAGCATTATTTTTCTTTGTACTGCCTTTTTTTGCTTTTTTAGCAATTACTCACTTCAAATACACAACAGAAGCAAATAATGAAGACTACATTATCAAAACTAGTCAATCAAGAATTGTTAGACTAATAGAAAAAAATTGTATTACTCTAATTACTTATTCTTCTGAACTTAATTTAGACGAATCATTAGACGAATTAGTAAATAATCAATATTTAAAGCTTAAACATAAATTAGATAACGAACAACAACAAGAAGTAAAAAAACTTATACTAACTTCTCTTAAACACTTGGTAAATGAAGATAAAGAACTTTTTGGTAAATATATAAATATAGTAACTAATAATTAATTATGAAAAAAACTTTAATCAATGAACTACAAGAGTATATAGATTTATCAGAGTTCGGTTGTATGAATACTGTATACGCAGATATATTGCAACAAGAAGCAACAACAGTAGATATATGCTTACAACAAGCAATTATTTATGAAAAATGTGGCAATATTGAGAAATCAGAACAACTATTTAGTAAATATAAAAAATTGACAATTAAAAAAAGGTAAAACAAAATGAAAAATAAATATGAACACTTAGAAACTGACTATGACACAGAACTATCATCACTAGAAATACAAGAAATGTTAAATGAACTTTTTGCAAGAGAGGAGCTAGACAATGACTAACAACACCATAGAGATAGAAACAACAATAATGTTGAACTTTTTATTGAGACAAATAAAAACTTTTAGAAAAGCAGTATTAAAATATAACAAAAATACAAATGAACGTATACTTGCTGATATAAACACTTTAGAGCAAGAGTTCTTGACTATGCGAAACTCAAACAAAAGCGTTGACAGTATCGCACATAAAGTTTACGCAGGTTTGAGCGTTATAGCTTGCGATATTTGCCCCGATGGTATCATCCTAGACGTATTAGATTTTTCGTCTAAAGACTTAACTTTTTTTGCATCAATAAAGAAAATACTAGAAAACACAAAAGACAGCATAGAAAATTTTGAAATGCTAACAACAAAAAATAGCGATATTAAAAAAGCTGGAACAGTAGCTCATTATAGAATAACATCATCAAACGAATAACAAAAAATGAACAATAAAGAACTAGGATTACACTTGCTAGAAAAAATAGAACAAATAACAACTAATGCAAAACAAAAAAAGGTAAAAAAACTTGCGAGTAGAGAAAAGTTGATAGAGAAATTAACGCAACTAAATACTAGTAAACTAAAAAGAACATGGGCGACACGTTACGCTAAAGATTTACACGAGAAGGCAATGCAAGGCAAAATTGATTTGTACGCTCTACAAGCAAAAGAGAACGAATTACTCGAAGAAGCAATAACTCTTGAAGAAGAACGCATACAATCACTGACAGATAAACAATTGATACAAGAAGTAATACATAATTCAAAAGATTTTTTTTACTGGTCTACAGAATGCGATATAGATAATGATTATGCAAAAGATGAAATCGCTTTAATCATAGAAATTATTAACTATCTTTTAGATTAAATAGTAAGCAAAAAATGACAAACAAAGAATTACTTAAAAAACTCATCTTAGCAGCTTTGCCGTTAGCATTATACTTCAATAACCCTTATCGTAGTACATCTGAACACAAGTTAGCACTACTAAAACTTTACTTAAAAAAAATGGCAAAAATTGGTAAAAAAATAACAAAAAGGAATTCTGAATTTATGCGAATAAAACAAGCTATTAATATTTTTTGTAAATCAAGTACTATTACAAATAAAATGATGCAACCTACAACACCAGCTTTTATCGATAGCTTTATAGTTGAAGCACACCAAGCATTTTTTTTTAAAAGCGAGTTTGAATTTATTAAAATACAATGGGATAATAACCCTGCGGATTATAGTCGATTTATAAATAGAGGAAAAGAAAGTCTAGAAGAGTATTTGGCTACGTACGATAAATTTAATAACAAACAAAATAAGGTAAAATAAAAAATGATAGGACTTGGATTAGCGGCAATGGGAAATGCTTTGGCTTATCAGCATGAAGTCAATAACTTAAAAAAATTAAATAAAAAAATATTAAGCAAAAAATATGAGTTTCACAAACTAAAAGAAGATATTCATTTCTTTGTTTCTTTTTATAAAGAAAAACGTTTTAAACTTTATATTTTTGGAGAAAAAAAGGAAGAGCGAACAAAAGAAGAAGAAAAGACATGGTTTGAAGATATTACAGATATGCTAGAGTTAGCAAAATATAGTGAAGAACCAAGCTTTATCAAAAATAAACACATTATAGACTTGTTCATTAAAAGCATGCAAGAAGATAATACATACACACTGAAGACACCGCAGCTAAACTTATAAAAGAATTAATAGAGAAGGTACAAGAAAATGACAGAAGAAGAGTTAGAACGCAGTGTACAAAACAAATATGTAGCAATGGGCTATAAAGATGCCTTAGAAAATATATTAAAGATTCACGCTTTTAATCATGTTGATATCTGTAAATTTGTAAGACTACAGGATAAAGATAAATATACTATAACATATGGTCTACTCAGACTAAAAAAAGGGGCGGATGGACAAGAGTCGCTCTTAATGTGTAATGATTATAAGCAGTTGCTATACGATTATATAAAAAGAATAGATTTTAACATATTCCCTTTCAAATATTTTCAATTTGGATTCTTTGGCGATGTGGATATAGGCGTAATATTAAAAGATAGTAGAGAAGACGGTCAAATACAACAATCATATAAAAAAGCAATAGAAGAAACAATATTGCGGTATAAAAGAAAATGTTATATTAGAGAGCTAAAAACTGACGATACAGTTTTACACAAAAGCGATATAAGCATCTTAAACACACAGTTTTTTTATAGTAACTTTAATTAAAGCAAATACAAAAAATGAAAAACAATATCAAAACTAAACTAATAATAGCATCATTGCTAATAAGTATAACAGCACTATATATTTACTTCTTTCACTTTGTAAAGACTATAGACACGAATAATAGAAACTGTTATAACTCATGCCCAAAAGTTACTCAAGACACAGAAGACTCAACGTTTATTGATAACGACTTATACGTTGTAAGCTTTAATAAGAAAACAAAATTTGCAAATTATGTAGCTCACAAAGTTAAAAAAAGAAACATTCTAGGTAAATTCAAAGAAAGAGAATATATAAAAGACCCTAAGCTTTTTGCTACAGATACAATCTTTAATGAAGACTATAAAAATGCAAATTCTGTATGCAAATACGATAAAGGCCACTTAGCAACTCTCTCAGACTTTAGCAACAACAAAGATAGTTATAAACTGAACTATAGCAGTAACTTAGTACCGCAAAACTCATTTATTAATCAAGTACCTATCAACAAACTTGAGCGAAAAATACAATCTTTAACTTCAATTTATGATGACATATACGTAGTTTCAGGCGTTTTCTACAAGAAGAATGCTTTTATGTGTGAATGGAATACTAACAAACGTATAGATTATATTATTCCCTCAGGTTACTATAAAATAGTACTTGCAGTCAAAGATAAAATAATATATACTTCTACTTTTGTTTTTGATGCAAAAGATAAAAGCGACAAAATATGCAATTATGCATCAAACATAAAATACGTTTCAAAAATAGCTAATACTGAGTTTAGTTTTAAAGATAGCGAAGAAATAAAAGAGTTCAAATGTAAAAAATAGTTCTAGCAACATCAACAACTAGAACTATTGAGAATGACAAAAAACTTACTTTGCTAATTTGAAACAAAGTTAGTTATATATATTATACTATCTTAATATATAATAATCAAATACAAAAAAATACTAGAATGACAAAACAACTCAACATCTCAATATTTGAAAACTATTTAAACATAAAAGCTATTCAAGAAAAAACGCTTACAATAGAGCAGTTCTATAAATCTTTATCAGACTATATAACAAAAACTAAAGCTCAAAACTATAAAAATCTAGATGTTGAGAAAGTTAAAAGCAAAAAAATATTAGGTATTGTACCTGTTTTATTCGATAACAAACGCAGACATGCTGACTCAATGTCTATATCGAAACGTTGTATGATAACAATAGATATAGATAGCTTTGCTGGCACTTTAGAAGAGTTGATAATAGAGCTAAATAATAAGTTTTCTGAGCTATGCTATGTTACATATACAACAGCAAAAAGCACTATAGAAAAACCACGAATTCGCTTAATCTTTTTTCTGAGAGAAGACTTTAGCGTTACAACAAAACAAGAACAGGACTTATATAAAAAGAAAATTCAAGGTTTCTGTAAAAAATATTTTGGCGACTCAATAATAAATCGTGATAAAAGACCTGACGGAGAAGGACATTATATCACTTTCACGAGAACAATATACGATGATAAGTTTGAAATAGACGACGCAAGCTATCAAGCAAATAGATTGATGCTGTTACCCTTTTTCTATGATACAGAGCCATTTTTATACATGAACGAAGGCGAACTGGTAGACTTAGAAACAATTGAAATACAAGAAGCAGAAGAAAAAGTTAAAGCTTACACTAGCAAACAGCGTAACGTAAGTATTGACAATTCAACAACAGAAGACGATAGAAACGTTGCAGAGCTTGCAAAATTATTATCAAACTTGCAACCATCCGAATTATCTTATCAAGAACGATTGAATGTTGGTTACGTTATAAAGTACGAGTTTCAAGGCTCAGAGAAGGGGCGAGAAATGTTTGCTAATTGGTGCTTGTTAGACAATACAAGAACATCAAGTACAGAAGCAATAATAAGCGAAGCGAACGCATCTTATAAGAGTATGCCTGAAGCAGGGACAATCACTATTAGACGATATTATGTCTATTCGCTCATTGTAAAAATAGCTAACACTAAGAGAGTAAAACTTGATATAGAAGTATCATATAAACCTATCCCAAACCAACTATTCCCTGATATTTCTATCAAGAAAGACGGCAGCATAAAGATTCTAACAACTTATGCTAACATTGAATTTATGCTAGATTACTATAACACTAATATTTATCTAGATTTAGTAACAAAAGAGGTAAGCT